CTACTAACCCTTGACTTATGTATCCCCAGTAACTATAACTCATTTTTCAAAAGTCGTCAAGCTAAATAAAATTAAGTCTATGTGATAAAAGAATGAAAAGAGCCCTAGTGCTCATTGCTATGTTTGGATTGGCGGCACCCGCACATGCCGATATTACCCATAAGTTAAGTTCAAGTGTTCAGTTGACAGTTAACTCTGCCGCCACACAAGCAACCAGAATTGGTTCTTCATACCAAATTTCTGGATCTGGAGTGGCAACTACCGATGGTACGACTGCCAATACAATTTCCACTGGAACAATCACCAGTGGTATTTTGTCACCTGGTAACATTGCTGCTACTCAGGTTACCTCTGGCAATGCTTTCTCCTACTCAGCATCCTATACAGAAGCAGATGCTGTCCCAACTACCGCAGTCTCGGTGGGTGATGTAGCAAACTTTGGTAACATGACCTCCAATGCTGCTGGTACTGCTAGTACTCTGGCAGGTACGATTACTTCTGCTGGTGCTATGACTTTGACTGCTGGTGGTGCTGGTACGCAGGCAACTGGGCAGTTCGTAACGGAGCTCACGGTACGATGAGTCATGAACATAATGAAACGTGTTCTGGTTGCGGTTGCACTTGTCCTTGCGACTGCACCGACTGCCCAAGCTGTTCCTGTGGTTCCGAACTTCACTCAGGGAAGCATGACCAGCACGACGGAAACGACTAGTACCGTCACTGAAACAATCAATTCAATTGACTATAATACCGGTTATACATATACTGTAACTGGTACTAATATAAAGTCGAATGCTGGTCTAGCACCTAGTTCAGTATCGACCCAATCCAATACTAATAATGGTGTGACTTCGACATGGACTGGATTAAATATGAACAACAGACCGACGTTCTCCCAGAACAACGTGGGAGAACCTTTTCAATTCGTAGAGGCATACACTGGACCAGGGATGTCCAACCAAACGATAATAAACAGAACAACAAATATTCAAAGCGTCACAACTACTACAAGTATTTTCTCACAGTAATCCTTGCGCTTCTCCCTACCTCCACTCTTGCAGAAACTGTTGGTGGTGTTAGTGCTACCGCCAATCCTGTTGCTAACTCATCGGGTAGCGTTACCAACCAGGCAATACAAGTTTTACAGGGTCCTTATATTACCAACACTTACGGGGATGGAATAAGTTGTCAAGGACCCACTCTTAATATCACACCATATGCTACCAATACTAAAAGTTGGCAGCATCCTTTTGAGCGTCTGTATAATGAACCAGTCTATGATATGAGAGACATGGATGAGGATGGAGCACCTGATTCACCAGGTTCTGTTCTCTATTACATGCCTACCAGAACTGGTCAGACAGACAACTATAATTATAGCATTGGTTTATCTGCTACCTTGTCTATTCCTATGGATAGGAAAGCACAAGAGTTATGTAAGAAAGCAGCAGAGACACATAATGAATATCGTGCTCAACTACTTGCTAATAAAAGATTAGATTTTGAAATTGCCAGACTTAAAAACTGTGGAGAACTCCTACAAAAGGGTATCATGTTCCACCCTAGAAGTCCGTACTATAAAGTTTGTGCTGATGTTGTAGTGATGAATAAGAACACAATCGCTCCACATACTCATTCTATTCCTTCCCCTTCAGTTTCCGAAGAGCGTGTGATGAGATCCGCTGCTGGGCTCGGCGCTCCTTTGCAGATAGGATCGGGGAACTCTTTCCAAGAATCTTCTTCACCTTCGCAATAACTTTATTGACTATTGGTTTGAATGCTTTGAGTAGCAGGTCAGCCAGTGGTTTAGCAAGTAGTGCAGAAGACGCAGCAGTCACAGCAATAGCAGCAGTCGTTGTAGCAACTTGTGGTGCTGGTAGGTATTGTGAGACGAAAGGTATATCTTCCCAGAGAGTCACACAGATACCATCCCGTATCTCATAACCAGATACTCTCTCCCTTTTGTTCTGTGCTACATCACCAACACGTAATGCATTAGGTCCAGGACACTCTATCTCCTCTTTAGGTATGTTGGGGATAGCATCTGTTGGAACCTCTGGTGGTTCTGGTGGGTCTACAGGTGGAGCAACTGGTGGTGGTTCTGCTTCTGTCTTTGTGGTAATGACAAGTTGTTCTGGTGTGTAGTCCATCGCGTTATACGATGGATACTCATTAGTACAATATATCCTTGTGCCCTTTGGGTCATCCTTAGCCAGTTGTGGTCCACCATCAGGGTGTGACTCAACACACCCAGGCATATTAACAATGGGACTTCCAATATTAACAGTAACAGGCACAAAGATATTATGAACAGCGGGTGGTGGTAAATCAAACACCCGTGCTCTTGGGATATCTATGTTCTGTACATTAATATTGGGGATTTCCATCAAAGTTTTGGAATGGGCAATCCTGTTTCAGTAGGGACTGATGGGACGGCACTATCAAGCATACCAGGCAGTGCATCTGTGATTGCTTCTGTTGCTGCCTTGGTAACACCGTCCTTGACGTTATCTACAATGGCGTCCTTGTTAAGATAGACATAGGTTCCACCAGCGACAACAGCGGCGGATACACCAAATGATAATAGTGCTAATACGTTAATTACTTTTTGCATCTTTATTCTCCTCTGCAATGTTTGTAATACTCTCAACATAAGTTTCTTTAGAGAGTGCTACTGTCGCACACTCTTTACCTTCCACATAAGACCTACCCTTAACAGGCCAGGTCAACTCCATAGTAATAGTTAGTAGTGTTATAAATCCGAAGATGAATATGTGGGAAATCATTGTTCTTCAAGTTTCACTCTGTAAATTGTTGTCTTCGCCTTCTTCTTCTCGAAGTTCAGGTCGATTCTCTTCTTCAACCAATATAGGAACGTCAGCATCAGGAGGAACTGAATTCCCTCCCCCCAACTCATGTTCCACGCTTCCGTCAGGTTCAGTTGTGCTTGCGCTAATAATGTGGTCATAATTCATATCATCATATCTCATTATATAGACAATACAATAGACAACTCCTATAAGAAGGAGTATCATCATTACAAATATTTCCCAAACAGGTTGGGTAGGATCATAACTCATAATTATCTGGATGCAGACCTAAACTTATAAGATACTCTATCCACCAGTCAGGATTCTTACTACGCTTCCAGTTTGGTACTGGTAATCCTAACTCTGAATAATGTTCTTCTAACGCCTTATCTATAATCTGTGCGATCTCCATACTCCTCTTCCTCTTCATCAACGTCCTCATATGGGTTCTCCACAAAGGGTCCTCGTTTTCTAAAGGGTTCTTTTCTGACATAATCGGTTTCAGCGTTGATTGCGGAGAGCCATACAGCCAGTTTCATCACTATGTAGATAGCAGCAAGTGGTGTGAAACATGCTACAAGTATCAATGAATGCTTCATTGTAAGTTAATGAGCGGTTCCGTTTCCATCATAGTCATCCGAATCATAATAATCGTTCTCACCTTTCACAAAACCAAATATAACAGTTGTCACTACAAATAGTGCTGCCAGATAAATCAACATTATTCTTCCTCGCAATCATTTAACATTGTAGCAACATCTCCACCGATGTCAGCACCTTTATCCTGAGCAAACATTGCTACCCATCCAGCAGCAATCCACCCAATATATGGTATTGATAATATTGTAGGAGCAATAGCGGCACCAGCAGTAGCGCCTACCATTCTACCTGCATTTTCTCCACCACCTTCCGCCTTGATGCACTCTACTTTCTTGGCAGTTAACTTTCCCAAGCCACCACCCTGAAGATGCTTAGCACCATCCATAGTATATTCTTCTTCCGTAGTTATATAAGTCTTACCACCAATACCGAAGAATCCATTCTTCTTATCAACATATTTCCTCACACCCATTACTTTGGGATCGTTCGCATTATACTGAATCCTATATCCTTCCTCACCTGCCTCTACTGTATAAGAAGTATAATCACCAACAGGCAGGTTGATAATAGGCAATTCTTTCTGATTCAAAAGATGCCCTAAGACACCAAGATGAGCAACACCAAACAGTGTTCCCACCGTCAGTGCTGCCCATTTAAAAGGTGATTTAGATTGTTGGTTTGACTGGGGGTTCTCCATCACTCACTCCCGAAATCTTGACTGGACCTTGCTCAATTCTGATTGTCTGTGCTGGTGCCGTTTGAGCAGCAGCATCAATCAGTTTTTGTAGATCTGCTTTGCTAATACCACCACCAGCAGCAGAACCATTAGCACCCTTCTTCGCAGTCTGAACACCGAATGTTGCTAGAACTCCGGTGAAGACGGACGCGATGAAGGTTGGGTCAAGTTTTTGCTCGGGGATTCCAAGAGCAGCGGGTAGTTTGATGTATGCGAGCGTAAGTATGCCTCCAGACCACACAAGAATACCAAGACGGACAAAGGTACTAAGAATTGCCAGTTGCTCTTCTG